AAGACATCCAATAGCTTACATAAATCTTACGACCTTCAGCTAGCATCTTATGCAAAAGCTTTAGAAGAATCTAAAGGTATTAAAATAGATAGAACAGGTATTATATGGTTGAAAGCCAACACCAGAGGACCTTCTAAAAAAGATGGAGTTTATCAAGGAAAAGGATGGCAAATCAAAGTTATAGATGAGATTGATAAAAACTTTGAATTATTTAAGATGATATATAAATTGTATGCATTAGAGAACCCTACAGTTGAACCTATTTATAATAGTTACCCAACAACTCTGAAACTATGAAAAATATTTGGATAATTGCGTTTTTTTTCTTATCTTTATATAGCTGTGGTACGTTCGAGTTAGCAACGTTAGGACATACTCCGGTGAAACAAACAACGGTTATAGTAGAAAATCAATATTATCCGTATTCGTATCGACCACAGTATTGGAGGTATAAATACTATACTCCTTACTACATACCTAAAAGGGTAATTGTAGTTAAACCTAAAGTAAGAGTTGAAGCTAAAGGTAGAAGAAGTGGAGAGAACAGGAATTATAAAAGAAAAAATGATTAAATTATCTGATATTATATTAGAGCAAAATGGTAAACCCAAAGCTGTTATTATGGCCGGAGGTGCAGGTACCGGTAAATCATATCTTTTAAAACAGCTCGGCCTTGAAGGATTAAAACAGTATAACCCAGATACATATGTAGAAGATCCAGATCACCCATACTTTAATAACTTAAGCGCAGCTTCAGGTCAGGTTGACAAAGATGTAGTAGCTGCAAGTGAGAAAGGTGAATCTTTTATTTGGGATACAACAGCATCTAATCCTTCTAAAGTTAGAGATCTTTTAGCTAAAGGATATGATGTATTTATGGTTATGGTCTATACTCATCCAATGATATCTTTTATCTCTAATTTTTCAAGAGATAGAAAGTTACCTCGAGCAAGTGTATTCTCAACTTGGAAGAGTGTATACAAACTTTTAGAAACCTATCAAGATCTCTTAGGAGATAATTTTGCTTTATATGTTAATTTAAGAGAAGGAAAATTTGATAAAGAAATTGCTGATTTTAATCAAGCAGCACAGAAAGGAGCTCAAGGTATTGAAGATTATTTACAAGCATATATGGAAGCTAATGGCGGTAGAGAAGCATTTAAATCTACCTTTAGCAAACCATTTAAATTACCAGACGATTTAGAAAAAGAATTTAGAGCTTTAGCAGCTAATACATCGGCTGATTTAGAAGATGAGTCGACTTATAAAGCACTTGCAAAAGATTTTCAAAAGTACCATCACCACTTTCAAAGCGGCAAATACGGTGCTGATAGAATACAAGATAAGTACGATAAGCTTTTAGTTACTAGAGATAAAAATGCTGAAAGAGCTTTAGGAGATTTAGGAGACATTTCTCAAACGTTATTTGACCCTACTTTTCAAGAGTTATTAAAAAGCTCATCAGTAAAAGAAATAGATAGTAGAATACAAAGATTTTTAGCATAATGGCAACAGCTTTATATCCAGGAGCATTTAAACCACCTCACAAAGGACATTTTAATGTCGTAAAAAATTTACTATCCGGTAACTTCTACGGTACAGAATATGCTTTTGACGATTATGAAGAAAAAGGAGACGATCTTTTAAAAGGTAAAGGCGGTAAGATCGATAAAATAGATAAAGTGGTTATCTTTATAGGCGGCGGTGAAAGAAACGGTATTGATGAAAAACAAGCTAAAGCTATATGGGACTTGTATACTAAATATCTCCCAGGAGATGTAGTAGTTTTAACCGGAGAAAAAAATCCTATGTTTGCAGCTAAAGAATATGCTAAAGCAAACCCTGATGAAACTTTTTATGCCGTTACCGGCATTAGATCTTATCAAGACATTCCTGACCTAAGACGTGTATCTACATTTAAGTCAAGAGAAAATGTTAAAGGTCTTGCAATGACCAACCCCACCGAAGATTCAAGTTTAAGAGCAAGCAATTTACGTAAAGCAGTTCTTTCAGGAGACTTTCATGATGCTGCAGATTACTTTCCAGATGAAGTAGATGGTCAAGATGTATTACGAATATTAAAAATGTTAAAGACATCTATTATAGCAGAAGCTATGAAAGATCAAGTAGAAGGTATTTTCGATGCCTGGTTTGATAATAAAGAAAATTTAGAAGAAGGTTCAAGCGGGGTACCGGTAAGACAGAATACACCTCTACCATCTGAAGATAGAGCAGATCTTGCCGATTTATATCAAAAGCTACATGACATAATTGATACAGACAAATATACTCTTTCTTTCTTTCAAAAATATATACATATAAAACTTAAAGATGAAGAGACTCCTAGAGGGTTTGATTATACACCGTATATGTCTTCTATCTTAGAATATATGATAGATGAAGGTATGAATATTTTACCTCTACCTGAAGTAAAGATTCGAAGAGATATCGACGAGTCTGAAAACTTTTTCGGTAAAACTGCGTACTACAATCCTAACCAAAAAGAAGTAGTACTGTATGTAGAAGGCAGACACCCAAAAGATGTTATGAGATCCTTTACTCATGAAATGGTACACCATATTCAGAATCTAGAAGGTAGGTTAGGTGGTATTGGTACTACAAATACAAATGAAGATGATCATTTAAAAGAAATAGAAAAAGAAGCATATCTTACCGGCAATATAACATTTAGAAACTGGGAAGATTATCATAAAAATAAAAAATAGGTTATGGGACAATTAGTAGATTTATTAGAGGCTTACCCTTTAAAAGAAGAAGAAAAACAACCACAGTATCAAATATACTGTGATATGGACGGTGTTTTAACTGACTTTGAAAAGAGGTTTAAAGATAAACTTCAAGAAGAAGGTCCGAAATATTACAAAAAAAGTGATATAGCAAAAGTAAATAAACCAAAAGATTTTGAAAATATTTTCGGTAGAGAAGAATTTTGGAAATTTATTGATCAGTATACTGGAGTAAGTTTTTGGGTAGGTATGGATTGGATGCCAAGAGGTAGAGAGTTATGGAATTTTATCTCACCATATCAACCAAAACTTTTAACTTCTCCTTCAAGAGATAATAGTTCTAGATTAGGAAAAAATTTATGGGTAAGAAACAATTTAAACCCAAAACCAAAAGTTATATTTGCATACTCAGCTGATAAACAGCGATATGCTACTCCAAACTCTATTTTAATAGATGATAAAAAGTCTAATATAAATGAGTGGGTATCTCAAGGAGGTATAGCTTTTAGAGTTAAAGATGGAGATATAGGACCTGCTTTGCAGGGATTAAAAGAGCTTGGTTATGGCAAAGGACAACGTACTGAAGAAGGAGTTTAAAAGCTCCGATGTTCAAAGAGTAAGAAATATAGTCAATAAAGACTTTACTTCAAAAACTAAATTACAGACAGGATATCAGAGAAAACTTGAACGTCACAAAGAAGGTGATATTTGGGAAGAATCCGGTAAGACTTGGACTATTAAAAATGGTATCAAGCAAAATATTACAAAGCTTGATAAAGCTAAAAAAGCTTTAAGAACACCGCTCGCTTGTCCAAAATGCGGTGGTCCGATGAAACACCATCTTGCTAAAAAGATGTATAAAATACACGGTTTTTGTTTTGATCCATGCACAGTAGAGTATGAAGCTTCCTTAAGAAAAGCAGGTTTGTATGAGCAGTATGAGAAGAGAATGATGCAAGGAAACATGCGGGCTTTTGCAAATGATATCCAGGCATGGGCTCAAGAAATGGTCAATACTAGAGATACTTTTGTGACAGAAGCCGGTGATGTAGAAGATTGGAAAGGTAATACATCTACAAAAGATAATAAGCTTTTAGACGACGTTAAGACATATCTCAACCATCTTAACGCTCACCTTGATTAAGGTATATTTATATATAAACTTACTTTTCTAATGACACAAAAGCAACTACTAGAATCAGTTCTAGAAGAATTAGGATCTATCAAAAAGCATATGCCTAACGGAGAGCTGAAAGCTCTGGTAGATGACCTTAAAGAATTAAAAGACGATATGTCTGACTTAAAATACACCCTTCTAAACCCAGATAACGGTGTAATAGTTAGAACAAATAAAAACACTCTTTTTAGACGCAGGATGGAAGCAGGCGATAAAGATTTTGTTTCTAAGATGGTTGAGCTAGAAGAGCTCAAAAGATGGAAAGAAGGAGTAACAAGAGCTCTTTGGATTCTATTTACCGGACTTGCCGGTGTAATTCTTAAACTTTTATCTGAAGTTGTAAAGAATGGTTAAAAAGAAAAAAATATCATCTGACGTTTATGCCTTTATGAGAGAGCTCATACAAGAGTCTCTCCGTGATTGGTTTAAAAAAGAAGATTGGGTTAGAATAGCATCAGATGGCTCTATTGCAGGATCATGCGGTACTTCTAAAAATAAAAAGAACCCAGACAGATGTTTGCCTAGAAAGAAAGCTCAATCTATGACCAAAGCAGAAAGAGCTGCTACAGCTAGAAAAAAGAAAAAAGCAGGAGCCAAAGGGAAACAGGTAGTGCCAAACACTAAAAAAGGAAAAGTAACAAAAGCATATGTTAGAGAAATGATACATCAAGTTATCATGGAAAAGGACGATAGATGTACTCGTATTGCGAAAAGAAAATATGACACTTGGCCATCAGCTTATGCTTCAGGGGCAGTAGTTAGATGTAGAAGAGGTGAAATCTGGAAAAACGAAAAGTGATAAAAATGTCTGACATATTGTTAGAAGCTAAAGGTTTTTCTTTACCTTCCCTTCCGTATGCCTACAATGCTCTAGAACCTCATATCGATGCCGAAACTATGGAAGAGCATCACAAAAAGCATCATAAAGGGTATGTTACAAAGCTAAATGATGCTTTAAAGAGTAAAGCTGCTCAAAATCTTACTATAGAAGAAGTACTTGCAAACGTAAAAAAATACGACGATAAAATAAGAAATAATGCCGGCGGTGTTTTCAACCATACTTTATATTTTAATCTTTTATCTCCTAACGCAACAACATCCCCAGTAGGAGAATTAAAAAAAGAACTTGAAAAAACTTTTGGTAGCTTTGCAAAATTCAAAGAAGAGTTTACAGAAGCCGGTACAGGAAGATTCGGTAGCGGATGGGTTTGGTTGTCTCTAACACGAGAAGGTTTAAAAATACATAGTACACCCAATCAAGATAATCCCTTGATGAGCTACTCTGAGGTAAAGGGAGAACCAATCATAGGTATGGACGTTTGGGAGCATGCATACTACCTTAAACATAGAAGTCAAAGAGCTAAGTATATTAGCGATTTCTTCAAAGTTTTAGATTGGAATAAAGCAGAAGAGAACTATCAGAGAATTCTTAACCGTGAATAAACAGCAGCTTACAGAACTGGTTAGAGAGGTAGTCAAAGAAACTATCCGTAAAGTAGATGGCAAATATGTCGTATATCCTGAGAAAGGTGGAAAGAGACTAGGAACACATTCTTCTAGAAAAGCAGCTGAAAAACAGCTAACTGCTATTCATTTAAATAAAGAAAACTACGCCGACGGTGAAGTAAAAGGAAAATCTAGACCCGGTAGAGTTAAAAGAGCAGGAGCGTCATGCAAAGGATCAGTTACAGATCTAAGAGCTAAAGCTAAGAAATATGGAGGCGAAAAAGGTAAAATGTACCATTGGTGTGCAAATATGAAAGGCGGTAAAAAATAGCTGAAGAAGTTTCCTTGCCTGGTTTAACCGAAGAAGAACTACGTCAGGGAGGCACAGGAGATGAGATATAATATTTTTGTAGTTTCTATTATACAGCTATTTAACAGTTATATTAACAATGTTATGATGTTAGATCCTTTATTTATTAAAAAGACTTTACTATTTATAAAAAAATATACTTAAGGCTATACCTATGACTTTTCAAGAAATTCAGGAAAAACTTAAAAAGTGCGAACTAGCACTTACTTCTATTAAGAACGGTACATATTCTAATACTAATTTTACTCAAGAAGAAGCTTTAGAAAAGTTTACTACTATTAAAGAGTCTTTAGAAAAAAAATTAAATCTTTTAAAAGAAGAGGAAACAATGTTTGTTTCGACTAAAGGAGGTGATACAAAAGCAGTACAGATGGACACTAAAGCTGCAATGGATTTAAAAAAAGATCCTAACATTACAGGTATTACAACCGCCAAAGGTAAAGATCTTAAAGAAGACGATCTATCCGACGAAGAGCAAGAAGAAATTACAACAGAAACTTCACACACAGAAGTCGTAGCCAAAGAAGTACATAAAGCCTTAATCGACGCTCTTCAAGAAACCGGACATGAAGTATCAGAGGATAACCTTTCATCTCTTAATCCAGAAACATTTACAATTACCGTAAGATTTAAAGATAATACACAATCAGATTATAGTTTTGAGTTTGTAGCCGATGAGGTAAAGCTTGACGGTAATATTATTGTTACTACAAACAAAAAAGGTGTTACACCAATTCTTAATAAAACTATTGCAAAAGATAATCTAGTTAAATATTTTAAAAATTTATCTGAAAAGAAAGGAAAAGATCTAGACGGAGATGGAGATGTTGATTCTGATGATTATATGATTGCAAGAGATAGAGCTATAAAAGCAAATATGAAAGAAGAAGAGTCTGAACCTGTAGTAGATAAAAAAGGTAAATACACAGGAGTTCGTAGATTAAAATTATCCGACAGAGATAAGGCTACTCTTAAAAAGATAGAGGATTTGCTTGCTAAAGAAAAGAACGAAAATATAAACGAAGAGAATTACGATTATTACACTAAACCTAAACACTTTGATATTTGCCCAGGAGCTGAAGCTTTAAGAGATGAAGTTTTAGCAAGCGGAAAAACAGCAGAAGAGTTAGGTAAGTGGACTTTCAAACACGATGAATTATTTAGATTAGAAAAAGCAGTATTAAAATCAAATAAAGCTGACGAAAGACATGTTAAAGTAGCTAAAGAATTAGCAGGTGAAATAACTCATCATTCTAGAGATTTAGGAATTGAGGCTAATAAAATTGGTTATTTGAAAGGACATATTAAGAAAATTGAAGACGTAGCAAATAAGACTGACGGACGTGGTGATAATATATCATTAAGAAGTAGAGATATTTACGAAGGAGAAGGAGACGATCATCACTACATTAAAGTATCTAGAAGAGATTATAAGAAAGCTATGTCTATCTTAGATCAAAATGTAGATCCAACTTACGTTAAAATGGACGTAGTAGATGACGATGGAGCCGGCAATGTAGTTATATACTTTATATTTAAACATGAATATGGATTTGACGATATGTACGATGATCCAGAAGGAAAAGAAAACCCTGAATTATATCAAGAGCCAGATGAAGATCCACACGCATTTGTATATGATGCAGTAATGGATTTACAAGCACAAGATGTTGAAGTAGTTGATCATAGCGCTGAATTAGATGAAAATGTTACTCAAAAACATATAGACGATATTGAGGCATCTGGTAACATTGATATTGCTTATAAAAAAGCTATGGAGCTACTTAAATCTATGTTAACTAAAAATGAAGCTTTAGATATTAACGATCCTGCTCTAATGAGAGCAAGAGTTGCTAAGATGAGAGCTGATGATATGAAAAAATTAGATGCATATAAAAAATCTCCTGAAGGTAGAGCAGCAGCAAGAGCTCAAGCTAGTGCAGAAAGAAAAGAAGAAAAAGCAAGAGCTTTAGTTCAAAAGTTAAAAGCTAAAAGAGCTGAGATCGAAAGAGAGATGGAAAACGATCCAGATATTGAACCAGAAGGCGGACCAGTTGCTGATATGTACGGAGATCAATTAAACAAAATTGATAATGCTATTGAAAAAGCAGCATCTGCATATAATAAACCTATGGATTATGATACAGCAGTAGGTAAAGTATCTGAAGAAGATGAATTTGCAGGATCAGATCCAAAAGCAGGTTCTACAATTAAAGGTAAAGGCTTTATGGCTCCTAGAACTTTTGTAGACCCCGAAGACTTAACACCAGCAGCAATGGCAAAGAAAAAACTTAATAAAGAAAGCATTCAAGTAGGACATCCAGACAATGAACCTGGAATGTTAAAACAAGATGCATACGACATTGCACACTATGCAGTTAAATTGTATAAACTTTTAAAGTATTATGATAGCTTAGAAGATCAAGTTGATTTTCCGCATTGGTGGCAATCCAAAGTAGTAAAAGCAAGAGAGTATATCTCTAAAGCTGCACATTACCTTGAGTTTAAAACCAACGAACCTGCTATTGATGCTAATGTTGATGCTTTGCAGGAAGGTAGATCAGCTAATGCTATCAAAAAAGAATACGATGCTCTTGTAAAGAAAATGATCGAACTTGCCAAAGAATACAAACAGGCAGAAGGTGATAAAAAACAAAAGCTTGTTGATCAATTAAAAGATCATACTAAAAAGAAAAAAGAGCTAGAAAAAGAATTAGATCAGGCAGTACAAAAGACTGGTGCAGGTCAAGAGCTAGATACTTCAATCAATGAACTATCAACAGATCAAAGAAATGATCTAATAGAACTTCAAAATATTTTAGATGATGTGCATCAAAAAGGAGAAGAAGCCAGAGAAATTATTAGACAGTCGTTTCCAAGAATGTTATCTAAAGCAGATGCATATGGTGCTTTCGATTTAGGTTCAAGTTCAAATAGATACGATACTACATTAGAATCTATTATCGAAGAAATTGAGGAATACTATGATGAAGAGGAAGATCTAGATGAAAACCTTACCGTAGTTGGTCATACACCAGAAGAGGAAAAGAAAAATGCTGAAGAGTTAGTCGCTGTAGCTAGAAAAGCAGGTAGAGATGCAAAAATTGCATACTATGGAGATCGAATACAAGGAGTTGATATAGGTGCACCTGGTTTAGGTACTCCCGATGAAGTACGAGCTGTACAAGACAGACAATTTGCAGAGTACGACAAAAATAAACCAAAAGATAATAAACCTTTATTTAAACCTAAAAAGTTAAAGAAACTTAAATTAGGCGGTAAAACATACGAAATAGGAGACTTTGATCCTAATGATGACGGTAGAATCATGTCAATTGAAAAATACCCTAATGGATACTTTATTCATGGAGGTATATACACCGATTATGGAGATGGTGATCCACCTAAAGAGGCGTACGGATATGCTATTGATCTCAAAGGTAATGAAATGGAAGATTATGATTTGGAAGGAATGTATGAAGGTCTAGACGAAATAGGAATGTTTCATGATCCAATAGGTTATAGCTCTACTGCTGCAGCCGAAGATAAAAGAGCATTACAATTTGTTAAAGACCTAATAAATAAAGGAGTTAACAAAGAAGATGCAATCGAAAAAGCAGCAGAGAAATTCAAACTTAGAGTTCACTACTTAACTAGATATGTAGACAAGCGTATAGATGAAGCTGTAACTCACGATTTTGAAGAAAGAATTGATCAAATAGTAAATCATTATTTTAAAGGAAATCAAGAAGTAAAAAAAGCAGCTGTAGAATATGCAAGTTTAAAAGCTGCTAGAACTATGGGCGGTAGAGCTGCTACAGCTTCTCACTTTAAAGATTTTTTTAATAACCACAGTTCTGAAGTAGCTAATCAAGCTATGGAAGTAATTGATATGGCTAACGATGATGTTTACCAAGAAGGTAAATATAAATCTGACGCTCAAAGAAAAGCAATCTATGCTACTAAAGCTGAAAAAGGAGAATTAAAAGAAGAAATGGATGGTGGCCGATTATTTGATTACTTTGCTAAAAAAGGATATGATGTAAAGGAACGTAGCTCAGATGGTAGAAAACCTGGATTCATAGGATACCAAGTAACTAGAGGGAGTGATAGATACCCTCAATCAGTAATATTTCAGTATAATAAGGATACTGACAAATTTACTATCAGTAGAATGGGTGGTTATAGAATCGATCAAGAAGAGGCTATAAAAGCCGGAATGAAAGAAAAAGGCCGTTCAGGAGCAGTTGGTATGGATTCTTGGATGACAGATGGAAACTGGACACCAGTAAGTATTTCTGCTGAAGGTTTGAAAGATATTGTTGATCATGTAATGACTGGTATAGATAGAGAATCTAAAGCACAAACAGACTTTGCAATTGCTAGAGGTAGAACCTCAGGTACTATAGATGAAAAAGCTCCTGGATTTAAACATGATTGTGCAGCTAAAGTAGTACATGAAACTTACGGTGTAGGTATCTGTATACCAGAAAAACATACCTTAATTAAAGAAGGCAGTAAATATGTAGTAACTCATTATGACGTACTGTTTAAAGAAGGTAAAAAAGTAGTAGAAGATATACCTGTTGAAGAATTACAGATAGTTACTCAAAAAGAGCATTGGCATAAAGGCTACAAAAAGAAAAAGAAGTAATGAATATTAAACAAATTATAGAAGAAGCTTATTTCGAAGCCGTTAGTGAAGCAGGAGCTTTTTATGGCGGCTTTCCGCCTAATCATAACGCTACACCTAAACCACGTCTAACCGAAAGAATAGCTATCGAAGATGCCGAACAGGTAATGATCGACTTAGTCACAAAGAAATACGGTAAGACACACGAGCAAGACTTCTTTTCAGATGATTACTCTAATTACTTTAAGTACATTGAAGCAAAAGAAGGAGATGAGACAGGTGCAAAACAGCATAAAGTCTATAGTCTACCTTCTTTTCAAACACTTTACTTTCATCTTTCTGACGCAGTTGATAACATTAAAGACTTAGTTAAAAATAAAGAAGTCGCAGAAAATACGAAAGTAAGAGAATTATTTGAAGCTATTAAGAAAACATTTAGAGCAACTCAATCTACTCTAAGAAAAGAGTTTCCTGCCGAGTATGATGTTATGCGTCGTATAAGATCGGCTAACGAAGAAGTTCTCAAAGAGGAAGAAGAAGTAGAAACAGAAGCAGCTGAATTACCAGATGCAACTGATGAGATGCTACAGAAGTTTCCAACTCTTAAAAAGACTATAGTACGTCTTATGACAGACGATTTTAAAGAGTTCGTAGATACTATAGATTATATCTCTCCTCGTCCGACAGCATTTAAAGTTAATCTAACTAACGGCCAGTCTTTTACTTTGAAATGGATGGGTAAAAACTTTGAAGCTACTATCTTAGGTAAGAGATACTATTTAGGACAGTTGAACAATTTTCAACAGGCTTTAGATAAATTAGCTATTCTCTATAAAGAAGGTCCAATTGAAAAACCAGAAGATGAATTAGCCACAGGCGCCGAAGGCGGAGAAGATTTTAGTGAACCAGCCGGCGGAGGTGGTGGAGGTTTTGAAGAACCAGGAGCTGAAGGCGGAGAAGATTTAGGCGGGGAAGACCTTGGAGATGAAGATTTAGGATTTGAAGAACCCGGAGAAGAACCAGAAGCATAATGAACGTAATAGATAAATTATATACAGAGTGGGCTTGGAGATCTAAATCAGGTACTCCATCAATAGATAATGCTGAAGATAAAGCTGTATTAGATAAGTTAATAAAAGAACTTTCTAACAGTACAGATGTGAAAATTCCTTTGAATGAAGTATCTAAAGAGTATGATGATTTTATTCTTAAATCTCTAAAGTTAGATAAGATGCCTGAAGTTCACGGTTCATACACCGTTCCTGCCGGTTCTGGTGATGTAAAAGTAAATCCTAGAGATTTAGATATGTTTAGAGAGCTCTTTTCTCTAGCACCTAATCAAGGAGTAGGTCCAGGAGAAGTAGCTCTTTATTGGCTGTATCAGTACCAAAAAAACCCTCTTACTACCTTTGATAATAGAGGAGAAGATAAACCAGACTTAAAAATCGGTAATAAATTTGTTGAAGTAAAAGCTTACGGTAAACACACCGGTAAAATTAAGCTAGGTAAATTTGCTAGTCAAAAAACTAATCTGAGGCTATTAAATATAGTTTTCGGTATTTCAACTTTATCTAAAGTTTTACAGTTAGAAAGTACAAAGAAAGCAATTACTGCTACAAACTGGGGTCCTTCTGATTTAAGAGAAGCTATGAATTATTTCTTCAAACTTAAAACTAATGAAGGACTATTACAAGCAGCCAATCAATTTGAATTAATAAGATCAATAAAAGAAAAAGTTGAGATGGTAGATAGAGTCTTAGAAGAACCGGAAAGTGCTGAAGAAGCTACCTCCAGACTTATTGGTCGACTTGCTAAAGCAAAATTTACCGTTAAACCTGGGGATGGAAACTATATTGCATCAGTTAAACCAGACGGTGATATTCATTTCTTTTATATAGACTTTGCAAAGTTTGATGAAACAGATATGACAGACAAAGTAGCTATAGTTGGCGGTGAGATAGCTGTTGACTTTATGGCTTTGTTTGGTTAAATAAATTAGGTTATGTCGCAAGATATAAAAAAAATAATCGCACAAGAGTATCTTAAGTGCGCAAAAGATCCGGCGTACTTCATGAAGAAGTACTGTCATATACAACACCCAACCCGAGGTAGAATACTTTTTGCTTTATATCCATTCCAGGAGAAAGTACTCCATTTATTTAGAGATCACCAGTATATTATTACTCTCAAATCTAGACAGTTAGGTATATCGACTTTAGCATCGGCGTATGCTTTATGGTTGATGCTTTTCCATAAAGATAAAAACGTACTTGCTTTGGCAACCACTCAAGCTACTGCTCGTAACCTGGTATCTAAGACGATATTCATGTACGACCAGTTACCTAAATGGTTAAGATTACCTCATGTAGAAAAGAACAAATTATCTTTAAGATTAAAAAACGGTTCAAAAATACAAGCAAAATCATCTAATACAGATGCAGCTCGATCGGAAGCAGTATCGTTACTTTTAATAGATGAGGCAGCGTTTATCGACAATATTGACGAAACATTTACTGCAGCACAGCAAACCTTAGCAACCGGTGGACAGTGTATGGCTCTATCAACTCCTAACGGAATTGGTAACTGGTTTCATCAAACATGGGAAAAAGCAGAAGCAGGTGAAAATAGCTTTTTACCGATAAAACTTCCATGGACAGTACATCCAGAAAGAAATCAGGAATGGAGAGATAAACAGGATGCTGACCTAGGTCCTCGAATGGCAGGACAGGAATGTGACTGTGACTTTCTAGCTTCAGGTGATACAGTGTTTGAACCGGACGATATGTTATTTTACGAACAAACATATCAAAAAGATCCTTTAGAAAAAAGAGGTGTGGACGGTAATTTATGGATATGGGAAGGTGTAGATTACATGAAATCATATATGGTAGTAGCAGACGTTGCTAGAGGTGATTCTGCCGACTACTCCGGTTTTCATGTATTTGATATAGAAAATTGTGTTCAAGTAGCAGAATATAAAGGTAAACTTTCACCTAAAGATTTTGGTAATGTATTAGTAGGAATAGCATCAGAGTACAACGATGCATTACTTGTGATAGAAAATGCAAATATAGGATGGGCTACTATAGAACAGGCTTTAGAGAGAGAATATAAAAATCTTTATTATAGTTCTACTTCTAATATGGAGACTGTAGAATCTTATATGTCCAAGTACGAAAGAGATAAACTCGTACCTGGATTTACTATGTCGGTTCGTACAAGGCCTCTAGTTATCGCCAAAATGATAGAGTATGTAAGAGAGAAAGGCGTTACCATTCAATCTAAACGTCTTTTAGGTGAGATGAGAGTATTTGTATGGAAGAACGGTAAACCTCAAGCACAGACAAACTACAACGATGACCTCTTAATGGCATGTGCAACTGCACTGTATGTAAGAGACACTGCTTTAAGATTAAGACAGCAAGGTATGGACCTGGCAAGAGCACAGCTATCATCTTTCTCAAATTTAAATGCTAAAAACGCTGCCGTAATTAAATCAGTTGGTAGTCAGCAAAATAATCCTTATATTATAGATACCGGGTATGGTACTGAAGACTTTTCCTGGTTAATTAAATAGACTATTTATTATTAAACCGTATTAATGGCAGATACTTCTTTATTTTCAAGACTGCGTAGATTATTTGGATCAGATGTAGTGATCCGTAATGTTGGCGGGGATCAACTCAAAGTTGCCGACATAAACGCTATACAAACAACAGGAAGGTTTGAAACCAATTCTTTGATAGATAGGTTCTCAAGATTATATATTTACAATAATAAAAATATATTTAATCCAAACCTAAACTATCAAACTTTAAGAATACAGCTATATTCTGACTATGAAGCAATGGATACTGATCCTATTCTAGCTTCCACCCTAGATATTATAGCAGACGAATCTACACTTAAAAACGATCAAGGAGAGGTATTATCTATTAAATCCTCAGACGAAAACATTCAAAGAGTATTATATAACCTTTACTACGATGTATTGAATATTGAATTCAATTTATGGTCGTGGGTTAGAAACATGTGTAAATACGGAGACTTTTTCTTAAAGCTTGAAATAGCAGAGAAGTTCGGAGTTTACAATGTTTTACCTTATACTGTCTACAATATGATTAGACGTGAGGGAGAAGATCCTGAAAACCCTCAAAAAGTNACNTTNCAGTTAGACCCNGACGGTTTAGCTTCTCAGCAAGATCCTAACTATCTACCACAGTCTAAAAAGAAAGCTATAGAATTCGATAATTACGAGGTAGCTCACTTCCGTTTAATATCTGATTCAAACTTCCTACCTTACGGTAGATCTTANATAGAGCCTGCTAGAAAGATATACAAGCAGTTAACTTTGATGGAAGATGCGATGTTAATACACCGTATCATGAGAGCACCAGAGAAGAGAATGTTCTATATAAATGTAGGAAATGTACCACCTAACGAGGTTGAGAACTTCATGCAGAAGACTATCAACACTATGAAGAAAACTCCATATGTTGATCCTCAAACCGGCCAGTATAACCTTAAGTTCAATATGCAGAATATGATGGAAGACTTTTATCTTCCTGTAAGAGGTGGTGATACCTCAACTCGTATTGAAACTACTAAAGGATTAGACTACGACGGTACTCAAGACATTCAGTACTTAAGAGAGAAGATGTTTGCAGCATTAAAGGTACCAAAAGCATATTTTGGGTTTGAAGGTGATCTTCAAGGTAAAGCAACACTGGCTGCAGAAGACATTAGATTTGCCCGTACCATCGAAAGGATTCAACGTATCATGGAATCTGAACTTACAAAGATTGGATTGGTACATTTATATGCTCAAGGGTTCACCGGAGAGTCTTTAACTAATTTCGAAATAAAACTTTCAAATCCTTCTATTATATTCGAACAAGAGAAGGTAGCGTTGATGAAAGAAAAAATGGATCTAGCTTCTCAAATGATAGATTCTAAACTTTTCCCAACAGATTATATCTACGATACTTTATTTAACCATTCTGAAGATACTTACATGGAATTCAGAGATCTAGTTAAAGAAGATCATAGAAGAGCATTTAGATTAACACAAATCGAAAATGAAGGTAATGACCCAGTAGAATCTGGACGTTCATACGGTACACCACACGATTTAGCTTCTATTTACGGTCGTAGACAAGATTCTAAAGAAAGAGGAGCAGCAATGGGTGAAGTACCAACCGGATACGAAGATGAACCTTTAACCGGTCCAGAAGGTGGTCGTCCAAGAGAAAAAATGTCTATCTACGGCACTAACAAAGACCCGCTAGGAGGTCGTGATCGTTTAGGTACACATAAGATGAAGGGTGGGTTTCCTTCCGATAACGATAATGTAAACGAGTCAGAAGTCAATGATTCTCTAGCTAAAACAATGTTCTATAGACATAAGGACATGTTTGAAGATAAAAAACAGTTAATCTTCGAAGCTAAACCAGAGTTTAAGAGTAAAATGCTAGATGAAGATCAACTCAAAGATTTAGAGGACTAGTTACTATTTATATCAGAAGGTATATATCTAATTGATATCAACCCAAATTCATACTAATGCGCATTAAACATAGTAAGTACAAAAACACCGGACTAATCTACGAATTGCTTGTTAAGCAAATTGCAGCAGATACCTTGTCTAAAAAGGAGTCTCCTGCTGTAGCTATTTTAAAAAAATTCTTTGCCGGTAAATCTTCTTTAACCAAAGAATTTAAATTGTACGAATTCGTTTTAAAAAACCAAAATGTTTCTCCTTCTAAAGCAGAAACTATTGTTTCAACTATTATAGAGATATCTAGAAAGCTGGATAAGAATGCTCTTAAAAAACAAAAATACGAGCTTATTAGTGAACTTAAAAAGCACTATAGCATGGAAGAGTTTTTCTCTATTAAAGTAAGAGATTACAAACCTCTAGCAGCTCTATACTGTATTTTAGAAGCTCATAAAGAAGACGGACTTGTAGATCCTCAATTTTTGGTAGATAATAAAACCACCATACTTGAGCATTTAAGTGCTGAAAAAGTTAAAAAAGAAGACGTTAAAGATACTCTAATTGAAGAGTATTCTAAGTATGATAAAGATTTAAAACTTTTAGTTTATAAAATTCTACTTGAGAAGTTTAACCAGAAATATACTGATCTACTTCCAGAACAGAAAANAATACTAAAAGAATTTATNACATCNGTTAATTCAACTACCAGGCTTAGAAATTTAATTAACGAAGAAATTGAAAAGATTTCAAATCAAGTTAACGAATTGGTTAGCTCTGTAGAAGATGATGTAGTAAGAATTAAATTAGAGGAAGTTGCCAAAAATATTCAACCTATCTCTAAGAAAGAAAAAATTGTTGACGATCATTTAGTAAAGCTTATGCAATACTATGATCTAGTTAACGAACTTAAAAGCTATGAAGGTAAGTGAGTTGCGAATTATAGTCAAAGAAGTTCTAGAAGAGCTTCATGAGATTAGCGCAACAGGCACAGGAGCTTCATTTACACCAGGAGTCGGCGCTCAATACGCTACTCCCTACGCTTTTAAAAAAGGACGAGGTAAGAATCGTGCTACAAAATATTTAGAAAAATTAGGTTTCAAAACAGTAAAAATGAAAAAGAGACCATATAACACTAAAATGTTTGATTATTTAGATGAAGACTCTACAAGAAAAATATAACGCAGTACTAGAAGGTAACTTCTCAAAATCCCAGTTTGTAAGAGCTGCTAAGATGGAAGTGCCAAGATTTATCTCTCCATACAATGGATTTGACGATACAGTACAAATTCTTAAGAACAAAGGAATGTTATCTGAAGCAAANGCAGAGACTCCTGAATATGATAAACCAGCCCCTGGTTATTCTCTAGAAGCTCTCGAAAGAGGAGTTGACTATGAATTAGAGAAAGCCGGTGTAGATACTGCAACAGAAACTGCCACAGAAGATCAATACGAAAAAGCTAAAGCAAAGGCAGAAAAGAATTTAGATAAAGATCCAAACTTTTATTTACATTTACTATCAGGAGATTCTAAAAATGTAGACAAGCATGATAGAGAAGTAGAAGTTGATCAAAAGAAACTTTTTAAAGGTACTGTAGACCCTAAAGGTGGTAAAGCTGAAGGTAACACAGATACTTTTAATGCTATGAAGAAAGCTACTTTAAGAGAAGCTGCTATGGCTAAAGGCTATACAGAAGAGCAAGTAGAAGCAGCTATTAAAAGTCTTCAAGAAAAGAAAAGTAAGGAAGTAGTAGAAGAGCAAATGTACATTGACGATGATGAGTTTGAAAGCGAAATGGTACAAGATAGAGTAAAAGAAATTTTACCTATCATTAACAAGAGTCAATACTTTGACGGAGAAGTACCTGAAGAGACTGCTATTGAATTTGTTAAAATGCACAGACAGGATATCAGAGGAGCATCTGATGATGAAATTGCAATGGAATTTGATAACTTTATTGATGCTAATCCTGAACTTATCGGCAATGTTCAAATAAAAGGTCTTAGAGCTGCTGATGATGAAGGCCTTAGAGAAGGAGATATCAAAGAAGCAGTTAAGAAAGTAATCAAGCATATACTCGCAGAAGGAGCTCTAGATCGTTTTAGCGACTACGAACCAGAAATTTCTAATAGAACAGAAACAATCCAGGATATTCTTGGAGAATTAGAGCAAGAGCTAGACATTAACATAGATATCATTAACGGTCAAATTAGCAAGACAGGCGGTGCTTTATCACCAGCAATCCAGGCTGCTACTAAAAAAGATTTAATGGATTTGGTTAAATCTTATGTAGGTAAAATTACATATGTAAAATCACAGCCAGTAGATATAGATGGTAAAAAACTACATTCTATTCCTAGTGCAGAACCTCTTAATGAAAGAGTAGGAGGATTACAAGATTTTATTTCTTTGATTCAAGATAGAGCAGTTGATAGTGAATTTCCAGAAGAAGAAGAAGCTATCGAAGTAATCGAAGCTATTGCAGATCATTATGGTATTAAAATACAGATAGGCGGCTTTGTAGGAGAAGAAAACAAAACAAAATAAACCATGGCACAATTACTAGTAGACGTTACGCCTTTCCGACCAGTCCTTAGAGAGTCTAAGGAAAGACCTGG